TTACATACCGCAAGGAAGTAAGCTTTGTGCGTAAGGAGTAGCCATATAGCGTTTAACTTTCTCATCTGCCTTGACCTTTGTATGCTTTTGGTCTTGGGTTATGTTTATTATAGGACTTCTTTGCAGAGCCTCTTTTCCTTTTCCCAAAATTTACCTTTGAACTATTTTCTTTAATCTTTGCCATATAATTTGCTCCAAGTTGTAGGTTGTGATAAATCTTTTATTTTGTTATATCCTTTTGTTTTAAAGTAGCTATCCCATTCAGTCTGCTCCTTGATATTTATGTGTCCCCACTGCTCGTCAAAGCCAGGAACTCTTTGTGATGTGCTACTAAACAAAATGAATTTAGGTTCTATCTTGCTAAACAAGTTATCAAGTTCTTTGTCGGTCATATGCTCTGCCGTCTCTATGAAGTTAAGCAAGTCGGTTGTAATAGGCTCGTCTATTATTTCTACATAAGCTACGTTCTTTTTCATATAATCTTGATGCGACTTAAATATTTCAAAAGCTACAATGTGATATCCTGCTTTAAAATAAGCATCGCTATAAACTCCCGTTCCTGCTCCGTAATCTAATACGGATACAACAGGTAGGTATTCAATCTGTGCAACAGTATTTCTTGCCAAGTCCTTAAAAAAGTCGTTGTGCATTCCTATCCCGTGGTTAAGTTCGTATTCTAAGAACTCTTGTTCAGTTAATAGCATCGGTAGTTTTGTTTATGTATATCTATTAAAAACTCTTTATATTGTTTCTTGTCTCCAAAGTCTATGTGGCATTTCCTACATAACCCCATAAGGTTTTCAATCGTATCTTTATCGTTTGAACCACCCATTCCCCTCGCTTCAATATGATGCACGTCTACTGCTTGACAACCACACACTTCACAGGGAACGAAGTCAGTTGTTTTATACCCCATTCCCTGCAAATATATTTGTGTGTGTTTCCTCATAGCTTCCCCATTAAATTTCTCCGATGATTAATAATTAAAAAATTTAACTATGAGAAATTAGTTTACTATAAATATACTTTCTGTCTAAATTTATCCCCTCAAAGTTATAATTCTTTTGGCAAAACTCAAATAGTTTCTCTCCGCTTTCCTTTCTCATATCAGCATCGCTTACTAAATCTCTTATATGTTTATACCAATCCTTTTGGCTTTTAACGTAATGTACGGGCATATCTAAGTAAGGGTTAACGTAGCTAACTATGGCAGGGTTCTTTTTAGCAGCCGTTTCTAATACCTTTAAATTTGACTTCATAGTATTGAACTTGTTATCTACCAATGGTATAATTGAAATATCGCTATCCGTATAAGCACCCATATATTCCGTTACCTTTGCATAGTTGTAAATAGTAGGGTTAAGCTTTAATCCACAAGTGAAGGCATCTATCATTTTATCCCATATAGGCTTCTCCCCGTCATTATATCCTGCTATTACAGTTTTAATGTTCATACCTTGCAAACGTTTGAAAGGTTGCCTTATCAATTCTAAATCTCGTTCGTGCGTTCCGCTACCCGACCAAAATAATCTTACTTTGTAATCTTCGGTCTTATTATCTGTAAACTGCTCTTGCCCGTAAGGAAGTGCGTTTGGTAGTATGTGAACGTTTTTATTAAAAGGACTTATCTCTTCTGCCAACCTTTCGTGAGTGCAAGTGCATAGGTCAGCTATTTGTAAAAAGTCGGTAATCTGTTTGCCTATGTTATTGTATTTATATCTCCAATAAAGAATGTGTGTTTCGCTAAGTTCCCAATGGTCATCGTTATCGACTACTAATTTAAAGCCATATTTTGTGCGCCAAGTATTCATTTGTTCTGCCGTAATCTCATTAAGCATTCTATTGATTAGAACAATATCCCACCCTTGCTCAAGTATTTCGTCATTAAGTACATCTGTAATAAGTGCGTACTCCTTTTCCATATTAACAATAGGCATCATAATTCTATGATAGCCTACTCCACTATTAGCTGATGTTATGCAAAGTATTCTCATTATGTAGTACAGGCACAATCGTATGCCGGGTTTATGTTATCTAAATCAAATTCCTTAAACAAATTATTCTGTGATATATTTTTAAGCGTTTCTATTGTTACTCCATTAAAGTAAGTGTATTTGCTATTCTTTTCGTCATTGATCCATTCGTCTGCAAGTTCTGGGAACTCTCTTAATATTGCTAAGATAGCGTTTTTACCTTTCATAAAACACAAAGTGCAGTTACCTAATATAGAAGGTATTTCCAAAGTGTAAGGCTTTTTACTCCAATACTCATTTATCATTTGCTTGGTAATCTTGCTATCAAACAAAGGGAACTTATCGTGTACCTTCTTAAATCTTTGGGTGCGTCTGCTAACTCGCATTGGTTCGTCATATCTAAAGCCTACCAGGTTTTCAAATTCTCTAACCCCTATGCTTCTCAAATATCTTTTAGCCGTTTTAATCTTTAGTTCTATTGTGCAGAACCTTTTAAACTGATTAGGTAATGCTTTATGCTTTTTTAACATTCCGTCAAATCCACCTTCGTAACTTATTCTTGTTACAGGTATATTTTCAAACGCTTGAAAGTCATTAATAAATTTATAGGTTTTAGGGTGTTCTCTCATAGTATCGCAAAATAATACTATGTCTCCTGGCTTATATTCCTGGATAGTCATATAAGCAGAAGTTTTGCCACCGCTAAAATTAATTACTCTTTGCATTGCGTTTCTTTGGTTGTGGTTGCTCTTCGTACCAAGTGTATAAACGTTTAATCATATCGAAGATACAATTACCGCACCATACTGTTAAGATAAAATCTGGACTCATATACTTGCGATAAATATGCTCGTACATTTTTAAGATGTCTAAGTCGATATTACGAACATAGCCGTTTTGTACTGTGTGCCAATTACCAACGTGTTGATCTAAAAAGTTGCGGTGTTCTATTTCCATAAGTTCCACATTATTTTTGAAAGTAAAGGTGCTAATACTCCTGGTATAAATACAAACGCAATAATATCGGTACATATTGCAGGTAGTAAATATAAAACTAAACCTGTCCAAGCTGCTAAACAACTCGTGCAACTGAAAGGCTTAAAATCTAATTTCCACTTCTTATGGAATTGGTGTATCTCTACAAAGAATATTGCAAAGCATACTGCTGCTAATATTATCATTTTCGTAATTGTTTTTTTAGTTCACGCTTAGTTAGTTTCAATACCCTGTGGATTGTCATATAAGGTATGCCGGTAACCCTGCTTAATTCCTTTGCGTTGCAGTTATGGTTTATAGCATAAAGCCTGAGTAGATCACTACTAAACCAATGAAGTTTGCTTAGTTCGTCTTCTACTTTATTAAGTAAATCTTCGTCTCTATCGTAAACAGGTAACTCGGCTTGTAAAGGTTTGCGGTATAACTTGTAAAACTGACTTGTATTTGATTGCGTCATATTAAGCATAGTCCTAACCAAGTAGAACCTAAGTACATTTCGGTTGTACATATCGACAAGCTTATCTTCGTCCATCTCACATAGCACTTTAAAAATTTCGCTGCGCAGGTCTTCTTGCAAGTCCTCTGGCTGCATCTTTGCAATAGCCTCTTTAAGTTCTTGGCTATTCCACAACTTTTCTATTATGCTATTGCGGTTCATATTCGCTTAATAAAAGTTTACCATTGTCCTCAGTTGCTATGTAGCATAAACATTTCGATGCTTTTGCTAAGTTTAAAAATGCTATTTGGTAAGTGCTTAACTTGTCGCCTACTGCTTTTGTTTCGCAGTATACGGCTACTCCTTGATTGGTAAAACCTACCACATCAGGAACTCCTTTAAGTCCTATAAACGTTCTACCTCTTACGGCAAGGTTATTGTTGCGCCATACAAAAGCCCCGTTTTTATTCAGGGTCTTTATAGCTTCTTTGGTTAATTCGTTTGCCGTCATATTACAAAACTATATTAAAGAAATGAAACTTTACCATTTTTAATTTCCGAATCAAAAAATAAAGCAACCGCTACCGCTCTGGCTTGGTTCTTTAACCAGCTTTCAGTCCACTCGTCTCGGTACTGCTTTGCGCTTAGTATATCCATTTTGTTAGCTTTATAGGTAATAATCTCCATTAGTTTCTTTTTAGCCACTGCGCCATCTTCTTTAGTCCACTTCTTTATTCCTGTATTGTTAAGCTTTGTAAATACGCTCAATGGATTAAACACCCTGTCAAATGTTCGGTTTTCCAACAATTTATATTCTTGGTAACTATAATCAATTATATCTAAATCGGTTAAGTGTGGTATTGCTTCTACTCGTTCTTGTGGCATCATCTTGCGTATTTCGTTTGCTTTTTTCTTGTACCTATCCATTACCTGACTAAAGTATGCAGGGCTAAAGTTTTGATAGTGGTCTATAAAGTCATTAGCTACCATTTGCTTAAACGCTACTTTAA